AGTTAGCAGCTCCTTTCCTGCTCATTATATATTATTGTTCGGAATTTGTCAATATGTCGAACATAAATTTCTAAAAACTATTGACAGCGAACATATGTGTGTATTATAATATCCATATCAGAACAAATTATGCGAAGGAGTTGCATATTTTTTTGCCTTCAATACGAACAAAATGTTCGGAATACCAAAATTGGGGCGATATAATTATTCGTCAAACATATTATATCAAAAAAGATGTACCAAAAATAGGACAATAAATATAAGGCAGGTGAGCTTATGAAAATTAGAGTGAAATGTCCGCTATGCGAAAAAAGGATTCTTGACGCAAGCCAAGACGCGAAAGGAGAGATTGAGTTAAAATGCAAAAAATGCAATAAGGTTGTTAAGATAACCCTTGGCCAAAAAATAAAATAATGTAACATACCGAGCAACGGAGCCGAGTGTGAGCTACCAAATAGCCGGATGAATGCTAAACGAGAGTTGGCATATCATCCGGTTATTTTCGTTTAGCGGACACTCGGCTTTTCGTTTTCACTTGGCTCCCTCGGCAAAACGAGAGGAGTTAAGAAAAATGAAAATTGAGTACACTTACCGCTTCAACAATGAAACCATAACCATTGAAGTCACAGAGGGCGATTATGACATTCTTATTGAGCTTGACCGAATTGAACGCAATGTTAACCAGAAAGAAACCCGACGTCATGCTTCCCTTGACGCATTTAACCTTAACGGCAACCTGTTTCCATCAGAAGAAGATGTCGAAGCCGAATGCATCCAAAATGAAGAGTACATAGCGCTGCATAAGGCCATTAATCAGCTTTTGCCCCAGCAGCGGGAGCTAATCAAAAAGGTGTTTTTTGAGAATAGAACCATTGTCAGCATTGCCCGTGAGGAAGGAGTAGGAGAAAGCGCAATACGCGACCGTTTAAGCCGCATTTATAAAAAACTTAAAAAATTTTTGAAATAGACCCTGCGGATTTGCCTCTGCCGTGAGCTACCTATAGAGAGCACAACAATACCGCTCTCAGGAAAGGAGTCAGAAAATGAGGCATGAACTCAAAATCAGCGTCCGTAAAGCGCCGTTTGAAGGATGTGTTATAAAAAACCAAACGGTAGCTATGCGGGAGCGGTTTCTGAAGCGGCTGTTCGGCAATAAACACCGGTTGATGGTTATAGTTCCCGGTGAGAGCGTCGAACGTGTGTCGATTTCAGAACTGCCGGAGGAGGGTGACGAAGATGAATGAACGTGATCCCACTCCTAAAATTCCGATGCCCGTTAAAGCAAAACCTTACAAGCATCAAATTGAGGCTTTCAATTTCGTTTGTAAGTGTTTCGGGTTGATTGCGGAAGGAGGTGTTTCCGATGCAAATGGCCGAGGTGACCTGCCGGATTTGCGGCAAGCCTTTCCTGAAGCCGGAAAGCCAAGTCCGTGAGAACAACTTTTGCTGCAAGGCTCATTTTTACAAATGGAACTCGCAGCGGATGACCGATTACAACCGCACCGCAAATCCAATGAACAAACCGGGCGGAGTGCTTGAGTCACGTATCAAGCGCAGCCTTGCAATGCGGGGCGGCGGTGAAGGAAAAGCGTACAGAAAATTTCTCGGAAGGCACGAGCATCGCAGAATTGCTGAGGCGAAGCTTGGCAGACCCATGAAAAAAGGCGAGGTAGTCCATCACATTGACGGAAATAAGATGAACAACCATCCGGCAAACCTTGAGGTGTTTCCTTCCCAATCGGAACATGTAAAAGAGCATCCGAGAGATGAGAAAGGCAGGTGGTGCAAATGTACATTTCCAGCGGCAAGGGCGCAGCTCTTTTGATGGAAATGGGCTGACAAGGCACAGGGAAAACACTAACCGCCATCGCGGCAGCAGGCGCATTGTACAATGCAGGTCGTATTGGCCGTGTCTTGATTGTTGCCCCTTTATCCATCTTGGGTGTATGGCAGGATGAGTTTAATAACTTCGCCGACTTTGATTACAACCTTGCGGTATTGACCGGCACAAGCGCCAAGAAAATAGATACCTTAAGACACTTAAACGGCAGCGCGCTTCAGGTGGCGGTAATCAACTACGAAAGCGCATGGCGTTTGGAAAAAGAACTGGCTACATGGAACCCTGACCTTATTATCGCCGATGAGGGACATAAAATTAAAACCCATAACATCAGCGCCAGCAAAGCAATGCACAGGCTTGGGGCAAGAGCGCGGTACAGGCTTCTTTTAACAGGCACTCCGGTAACCAACAAAGCAATTGATGTGTTCAGCCAGTACAAATTTGTAAATCCGGCAATCTTCGGCCAAAGCTTTTATGCTTTCCGCAACCGGTATTTTGACATGGTCGGCTATGGCAACCATACCCCTGTTCTCAAAAAGTCTATGGAGCGGGAATTGACAGAAAAAATTCATTCCATCGCTTACCGTGCAACAAAAGCGGAATGCCTTGATTTGCCGGAAACAACGGATATCATACGCAAGGTGGAATTGGAACCGCAAGCAATGCTTCTTTACAGAAATCTTGTAAAAGACAGTTATGCGGAACTTTCTGAAGGTGAGGTCACCATCACGAATGTACTCACAAAACTTTTGCGATTATCTCAGCTTACCGGCGGATTTTTAGGAAGTGACGACTGTTCAAAGGCAGAGCAAATCAGTACAGCAAAACTGAAAGTGCTTGAGGACATCATTGATTCGGCTCTGGAGGAAAACAAAAAGCTGGTCGTTATTGCCCGGTTTATCCCTGAAATAAACGCCATATGCAGGATGCTTGACAAAAAAGGTGTGCGTTACTCTTTACTTACGGGCAGCGTAAAAGACCGGGACGAGCAGGTTGCACAATTTCAGAATTACCCGGACGTACCCGTGTTTGTCGGGCAGATAGCGACAGCGGGACTTGGCATTACCCTTACGGCAGCAAGCACGATGGTGTTTTATTCACTGGACTATTCCATGAGCAATTTCGAGCAGACAAAAGCGCGGATACATAGAGCCGGACAGCGAGTGCCCTGCACTTACATTTACTTGACCGCGGCAGGCACAGTTGATGAAAAGGTATTAAAGGCACTAAAAAATAAGGCCAACCTTGCAAAGAGTCTTGTAGATGATTACAGAGCGGGGCAAAACCCGTTTCAATAGCAAAGGAGTGATGGATTTTGAATGAATCAGAAAGAATGTTTGAACTGGCAGACCGTTTAAAAGAACTGCGTGACACAAAGAAAGAGCTTGAGCAGAAGCTAAAGGCAGTAAATGCGGAAATTGAGGAAGTGGATTTTAACCTGGCAAACGCCATGCTGGAATCCGAAACGCAAAACTTTACCCGCTCCGGCGTCATGTTTTGCTTAACCAATACAACCCGAGCATCAGTAGCGACCGAGCGTAAAGAGGAGCTTTTTGAAGCGTTGCGTGCAGAGGGCTACGGCGGGCTTATCTATGAAACGGTAAATGCCAATTCTCTGTCTGCTTTTGTAAAAGAGCAGATGTCGGAGAACAACGATCAGCTTCCGGAATGGCTAAACGGTCTGGTCAATGTATTTGAAAAAACCACAGTTGGCGTGCGTAAGGCAGCCAAAAGATAATTTGAAAGGGGAAAGAAATCTATGAAAAACAATGAAATTGTAAAAAGCAACGGTACATTTTTGGCATTGCAGGACTTTAATTTAAACGACGCTTTTTCAGATGAACTTGCAGGACTTTCCGGCAGCTTTGAGCGTATAAAAATACCCGCCGCAGGCAGTACGGTATTTGAAATCCCAAGCGAGAATCCGGATAACCCTGATGCAGTTAAGGAGTTTTCAGCCGTAATCCTTTATCATCACCCACTTTATGCTTACTACAAAAACAAATACGCCGGCGGCTCCAATCCTCCGGATTGTGGCAGCTTCGACGGAATCACAGGTGAAGGCGACCCCGGCGGAAGGTGCGACAAATGTCCGTATAATCAGTTCGGTTCCGGCGAAGGCGGCGGCAAGGCCTGCAAAAACAGAAGGCGCATATACCTGCTTCGCGAGGGAGAAATATTCCCGATGATCCTGTCCCTTCCCACAGGCTCACTTAAGGATTTTACCCGCTATCTTATGCGGTTGCTTTCCAAGGGCAAAAAATCAAACTCTGTGGTAACGAGGTTTAGCTTAAGAAAGGCGACGAACGCAAACGGCATTACATTTTCGCAGGCACAGTTTACGGTGGATCGTGATTTGACTGCAGAGGAGCAAACATTAATAAACTCACTGTCCGAGCAGGTGAAGGCATTAAGCGGCCGTGTAGGGCACGACACAGAGCCTGCGGAGGAAACTCCGTTAAATGTTGACTTCGAAACAGGAGAAGTTATCGAACCTTTAGAATAATGCACAGCCGCAACGGGGGGCAGCTCGCTCCCCCATAAGCGGCAGATAGGAGATGAATTATGGATTATATATGCGTTACTGCTTTAGACGAACTCAAGGAATATTTGAAAGGCGCATCAATAGTCGCATTTGACTTTGAAACTTCGCCGAACGATGAGTACAGAAATGAAGAGAAATCTGCTTTAGATCCGCATAAAGCGCATATTGCCGGTATGAGCTTTTCGGTATCGGAAGGCAGCGCAATATATGTGCCGATAGCCCATAAAACCGGCAAAAACATAGAAAAGCCTCATGAACTTATGAATTACCTCAAGCACGCTTTATTTGAAAATCCGAATGTGGTAAAGGTAGCCCATAACCTTGCATTTGAAGCAATGTTCCTATACGCAAAAGGAATTATTGTTAGGGAACCATGCTATGACACCATTGCCGCCGCGCAATTAACTTTAAAATCCAAGTGGGAGTTTCGCAGCCTTGCCGACAGCGGTTTAAAGCTTCTTGCAACCTCCCTGTTTGGTGCGAATATGCATGACTTTCAGACCGTGACCGGCGGGCGATATTTTGATGAGTTGGATCCGCAGGATTTTGAAACAATCCGCTATGCTTGTGCTGACTCTGATTATACGCTGAGGCTGTACTATCGGTTTAACGGTTGGTTTGACAGGTTTTTGCCAAAGCATAGGTACATTGCGGAAAAGGTAGAAGCGCCAACGGCGGTTTATTGCGGGATTATGAAATATAACGGGATTCCGGTGGACAGGGATGTTATGCTCAAAAAGCAGGCAGAAGCAGAAGAAAAGATTATAAGTCTGAAAGCTGAAATTGATGAAATTACTGGCGGTGTGAATATTGGGGCAAATGCAAGCACTTCTGCTTTTAAACAGTATCTTTATAAGCATTTGGAGTTGCCGGTTTTAAAGACAACGGAGAAGTATCAGGAGGCGGCGGACGACCAAGCGCTGATCATGCTTCGCGACTGGTGCCAAAAGAACAAACCGGAGCTCGTTCGATTGTTTGACCTTGTGCAGGAGTACCGCAAATGGGGCAAGCTGAAAAGCACATATATCGACGGATACCTGGAGCATATCGATAATACCACCGGAAGGATACATCCCGACCTGATGCCGCTTGGAACGGAAACCGGACGATTTGCGGCAAGGAATCCGAACCTTCAAAACTGTCCGAGAAAAGACAATGACCCCATAGGAGTGAGAAATTTTATAGTAGCACCTGACGGCAAGGCAATTCTTTCTCTTGACTTCTCACAAATAGAACTTCGTGTTGGAGCGTTTTACTGCAGGGATGAAAAAATGCTGCAAACCTATCACTCCGGCGGTGACATTCATGCGCAGACAACCTCTGTAATATATAAAGTTCCGTTTAAGGAGGCAGCGGATAAAAATCATCCTCATTACAAGGAACGCAGAACCATAGCAAAAAACTGCAACTTTGGCGTGTTCTACGGTTTATTTGCAAACGGCTTGCAGCGTACACTTCGGTTTAAAGCGGGGCTTAAAACAACCAAAGAGGACTGTGAAACCATCATCAAAAATCTTAAGGACGGTTACCCCGGTTTGGCAAAATGGCAAAAAGAAACGGTAAAAACAGCCGCTAACACATGTTTTACAGAAACGTGGCTTGGCAGGCGCAGGTATCTTATCGGTATGCTTTCGGAAGATTGGGGTAAAAGGTCGTTTGCAGAACGCTGCGCGCTTAACACACCCATTCAAGGTACGGCGGCAGATATTTTAAAGCTTGCTTGTGGCAGACTTGTTGCGGGTTTGCCTGAAAGACCGTGGCTGAAACCCTTATTGCAGATTCATGATGAGCTGGTGTTTGAGGTGCCTGAAGATAAGGTCAATGATGCTGTGAGGTTTATAAAAGAGTGCATGGAAGCAAAGCCTTTTCCTGAGTTTGATGTGCCGATTGTAGCGGAAGCGGCCGGCGGCGCAAGCTTTGGCGATTTGAAAGAACTGGAGGTGTAATAAAATGAGCATAAGTAAATTCAATTCGGAACATTACCATGATCCTACCGCATACGAGGCGTTAAAGAAAATTGAAAAGGAATACAAAAGAAAGCCATTCAGGCCCATAGTATTTATTTGCTCACCGTTTAAGGGAGATATAGATCGCAACATAGCAAAGGCTCAAGGGTACAGCAGATTTGCCGTGAGCAAAAACTGCATACCGTTCGCTCCGCACCTGCTTTTTCCTCAATTCATGGACGATTCGGACAAAAGCCAAAGAGAACTCGGCTTGTTTTTCGGAATGGTCTTTATGAGCAAATGCCAAGAAGTATGGGTTTTTGGCCGCAATATCACCAAGGGTATGTCGGTAGAAATTGAAAAAGCTAAGGAGCGGCGCATTCCCATCAGGTACTTTAATGAGAAATGCGAGGAGGTGCAGCCGCATGAGCTTTCCAAAAGAACTAACCGGGCTTAAGCAATGGGTGTGTTGGCGTTTGGTTCCCGACAATAATGGTGGCAAGGACAAAAAGATGCCGTTTAACCCCATCACCGGCAAAGCTGCCGCTTCCAACAAACCGGATACCTGGACGGATTATGCGACCGCCGCCGACGCGCTCGAAAGATACGGATATACCGGGTTAGGCTTTATGTTCTCCAAGAACGACGGCCTTATCGGAGTGGACATTGACAACTGTTATGACCCAAAAACAAAGACATTTAACGAAATAGCGAAGGCTATCATTTCAAGGCAGCCGACATATATGGAGTTTTCGCCTTCCGGCACCGGCATACATCTTTTCTATAAAGGCAAGATGCCGGGAGTTGGCAATAAGAACACCAAAACCGGAGTGGAGATGTATGAGCATACCCGGTATTTCACCATGACGGGAAACAAGCTGGAGACTGCTCCTGATACCATCTCCGATGATAACGGAACACTCAAGTGGATTCACGAAACATATATCCGCATACCAAAGAAGAAAAAGCAAAAGTCAAAAAAGAGCGGATCGCTCAAGCTTTCCGATGATGAGTTATTAGATCTTGCTAAAAATGCGGAAAACGGAGAGGAGTTTGAAAAACTGTGGAATGGCCGGTGGCAGGAGACTTACGCAAGCCAGTCCGAAGCGGATATGGCGCTTTGCTGTAAGCTTGCATTTTGGTCTAATAAAGATAAGCAGCAGATGGATAGACTGTTTCGTCAAAGCGGGTTGTATCGTGAAAAATGGGATACAAGGCATCATGCCAGTGGCGCTACATACGGCGATGAAACATTGAACAAAGCAATTGAGTCAACAGAAAACACGTACAGTCCCGGCAATGATACGGCAATTTTTGAATATGATGGATGCTACTTCCGTGCAAAAGGAGACAAGATTTACCCCATCACTAACTTTACTTTTCAGCCGATTGAGATGATTGTTGCCGATGATGAAACACAGCTTACTGCCGACCTTGTAACGACTAACGGAGAAGTATTCCGGCAAACCTTTATGACTACTGATTTTTCCAACCAGCAAAAGTTCAAGAACATGCTGAATAAAAGAACAATAGCCCTCAGCTATACAGGTTCGGACGGTGATTTGGAACTGCTCAAGTCATATATTTCTAATCTCGATTGGCAGGTGAAAAAAGGCGTCAAGGCTATGGGAATGTACAAACATGGAAACGGTATTGTTTTCGTAACGAATGATGGGGCGGTTGATGCTTACGGGCAAACGGTTTCAGATATGATACAGCTTGAAAAATATCGCAGCATAGAAAGCGGTATTCTTGAAGCAAAGCCTTTGACAAAAGAGCAGCTGCAGATGCTTGGCGAACGGATTATGAACTATAATGAGCCGGCTAAAACCGTTCCAATCCTTGCATGGATGGCAGGATGTTTTATAAAGGCCCATCTGCGTGAAAAGAATATTAAATTCCCACATCTAATGCTAATCGGAGAAGCAGGCAGCGGCAAAAGCAATACGCTGGAACGGGTAATAATGCCGGTATTTTCCCGTTCGAAGATCATAGCCGCAGGGCAGACGACGGCGTTTACATTGATGAAGGATGCCGCATCATCCAACATCATTCCAATGGCATTGGATGAGTTTAAGCCTTCCAAAATCGACAAGCATCGCCTGGATGCATTGCTTAATCATTTTCGCAACAGTTATGACGGACAGGAAGGAATCAGGGGACGCATGGATCAAAGTATGGTAAGCTATGAGCTTCTTGCTCCACTTGTTGTGGCCGGTGAAGAAGCGGCAGACGAAACGGCTGTCAGGGAGCGGAGCATAGAGCTTTTGTTTTCCAAGAAAGACTTAAAAAATGTAGAATACCGCATCGCTTTCGGGTGGCTTTGCGCCAATTCCGATGTGCTTGGCAGCCTTGGACGCGGTTTGTTGAACATTGCACTGAAAACCACACCCGAAGATGTGCATACTTGGTATGAGGATAGCCGTGCTTTGTTTGCAAAGGAGCTGCCATCAAGGATTGTCAACAACCTTTCGTGCCTTATGGCAGGCCTAAGGTTAGTTGAAAAGCTTTGCAGGGAGCTTGGGCTTATCTGGCATGAAGCTTTTCCGTTCAGTATGGAGGCTTGCAGCAAATATATCGAATATGCGGTAAAGGAGTATCTTTTAGACGGCGGCACCAGCAGCAAAAGCTTAGTGGAGCAGACATTGGAGATAATGTCACGAATGGGTCTGGACCCCAGAAGCGAATATGCAATACTCAATGACGGCAAAGTACTGGCCATATGGCTTAATCATGTGTATGACAAATATACAAAGTACAGAAAAGATTACGCAATACTTGGTGAAACACTGACCTATGCGCAGTTTAAGAAACAACTTCGGCATTCTGATTATTATCTGGACAGCAATGTGACAAAAAGAATGGGCTCGGATGTAAGGAAGGTTTGGCTGCTGAATTATGAGTTGTTATCGATGCGCTGTGATGTTTCAGGCTTTGAAATCACAGATATAAAGCCATTATAAGTGCTGTTTTCAGTAACTTTCATGGTCAAAATGTAGCCTGTTTAAAGCAAAAAGTCACATAAAAAGTAACACCCGAAATTTGCAATATATCAACACAAATTTGGTTTTCTTTATTTATTGTTACTTTGTAACTTAAAAAAATATATATACATACGCGAGAGCAATTAACTATATACGCGTGTGCGCGTGTGTGTATATATATAAACATACATGCACAACAGAACGGTTACAGGTTGTGAAATGCCGCAAACCCAGTAATATCAAGGGATAAGGCCATAACTTTTTTGAAAATTTAAATAGTTACGGTTAAAGGAGAGATATATGTGTCAGAAAAGGATATCACAAACAAAATCCTTAAATATCTAAAAACTGTGCCCGGATGCTTTGCTTGGAAAGAGCATGGCGGAATATACGGGACAGCCGGAGTGCCGGACATCATTGCCTGTGTAAACGGACGGTTTGTGGCTTTTGAAGTGAAAACGCCATCAGGCAGGGCGACAAAACTGCAAGAGGCAACAATTAACAAAATCCTCTCTGCCGGAGGCGTGGCTGCGGTCGTGCGCTCGGTGGACGAGGTGCGGGCAGTGCTTGAAAAATCAGGTATTGTCCTCCGCAAAGAGCAATGATTTAGAATACACTGAAAATTAGCATTAAGATATATGAGCAATGCGTACACGAATACAATGCAGCAATGCCTCAATGTGAATTAAATTTTTACGGAGGTATGGAGTATGTATCGTGAACAATCATATAGCATCGAGCGTGCATATACAGATCTGGCAAATGCAATCATTCTACAAGCAGTCAGGGATTACAGGTCTGCTTTAAGAAGGCTGGCAAAGCATCCATTCAGCAGCATGGCATTATCCGCAAAAGAGGAATTGGAGAGGTTTTTCCGCTCGGATTGGTTTGAATTGCTTACAAATATCGATGCTGAAATGCTTATTACTAAACTAAAGGCGGAGGTGGCAGCATGACAGCAAAAGAATATTTAAGTCAGGCATACCGCCTCGACCAGCGAATCAATTCCAAGCTGGAGCAAGTAGCGTCACTAAATGAACTGGCAACAAAATGTACTCACACTATCACCGGCATGCCGCGAAACCCCGGTCATGGCACTTCAACAATAGCTGAAGTTGTGACGAAAATTGTTGACCTGCAAGCAGATATAAACAGAGATATTGACTGTCTTGTTGATCTGAAGAGAGAAATTGTAGGTGTAATAAAAGCTGTGGACAACACAGAATGCCAGACGCTTTTGGAATTGCGATACCTTTGCTTCAAGTCATGGGAGCAAATCGCGGTTGACATGGGATACACCATTGATAATGTATATCGTATCCATAGAAAAGCTTTATCGACTGTATCTATTCCCGAAAGAGTACAGTAAATTCTACTGTTTTCTACTATGTCCATTGTGCTATGATATACTTGCAAAAATAGAAAAAAGATTAGTCATCGCGGGAATAAAATCCTGCGGTGGCTTTCCTGTGACAAAATCGACTTGACATCTAGTAATATTTGAATTATGCAAAAAAGTGTACAGTAAATTCTACTATTTTCTACTATGACTGTTGTGTTATGATATACTTGCAGAAATAGTATAAACACAAGCCATTGCGGGAGAGCGCATCCTGTAATGGCTTTTCTTTTTTCCGAAGGAGGTGGATAGATGCCAAAAAAGCCAAAGCGGCCGTGCTCTTACCCGGGATGTCCGAGACTTACCGACGGAAGGTACTGCGAAGAACATCAAAAGCTGACGGACAAACAATACAACAAATACCAACGCAATCCCGAGCACCGCAAACGTTACGGCAGGGCGTGGAAATGCATAAGGGACAGGTATATAAAGGCACATCCGTTGTGCGAGGAATGTTTTAAGAATAACAGGTTGACTCCGGCAGAGGAAGTACACCATATCATTCCCCTGTCCAAAGGCGGAACGCATGATGATGACAATCTCATGAGTCTGTGCAAAACGTGCCACAGCAGCATTACAGCAAAAAGCGGCGACCGCTGGGGGTAGGGGGGTCTGAAAACCTACAAATTGCGCGATGAAGATCGGGCGCGGTGCTTCGCGTGAGAAATCGCGGTTTCAAGAGGGTGATATACCCCGACATTTTGAAAGGCAGGTGAAGCATATGGCAAACGGACATGGTGGCGCACGCATAGGTGCCGGCCAAAAGAAAAAGGCCTTGATAGACAAGGTTAATGAAGGCAATCCCGGCCACCGTAAACTAACTGTTATCGAATTTACCGATACGGCCAATCTTAACGGAGAAACAATGCCCGAGCCGCGGGAATATTTGTCCGCGCCGCAGAAAAACGGAAAAGAGCTCATAGCCGTAGATGTTTTTCAAAAGACTTGGAGCTGGCTTCATGAACGGGGCTGCGCTCAATATATTCCACCGCAGATGCTTGAACAGTATGCCATGAGTGTTTCCCGCTGGATACAGTGCGAGGAAGCTATTTCCGAATACGGCTTTTTGGCTAAACACCCCACAACCGGCAATGCAATACCGTCGCCCTATGTGGCAATGAGCCAAAACTTTATGAAGCAAGCAAACAATCTATGGTTCCAAATTTATCAAATAGTTAAAGAAAACTGCACCACCGACTATCAAGGTACAAATCCCCACGACGACGTGATGGAAAGACTTCTGTCGGCAAGGCGCGGTGGTTAAGAATAAATACGGAGGTGACAGCGCTTGTTGATTGAGAAAATACCGGCGGCGAAGTTGAACCCGGCTATATACAATCCCCGCAAGGATTTAAAGCCGAGAGATAAAGAGTACGAAAAGCTGAAACGCTCCATTTCCGAGTTCGGTTATGTTGAACCGGTCATCTGGAACAAACAAACCGGGAATGTGGTCGGCGGACACCAGCGGCTGAAGGTTTTGCTTGATTTAGGTCATACGGAAATTGATTGTGTGGTTGTGGATTTAGACGAGCAGCGGGAAAAAGCATTAAACCTTGCTTTAAACAAAATTCAAGGTGAGTGGGACGAAAGCAAGCTGGCCGCTATTATGGCGGACTTTGAGGCTACCAGCTTTGACGTATCGATTACCGGATTTGACGCCGATGAGGTGGATGCGCTTTTAAACAAGTTTTACTCCAAGGAAGCGGTGCAGGACGACTTTGACGTTGATAAGGAAAAAGAAACGATTGAAGCTTCCGGCGAGACACGAACCAAGACAGGAGACATCTGGATTTTGGGAAATCACCGCCTGCTTTGCGGCGATTCTACATCGGAGCAGGATTTTGCACGTCTCATGGAAGGGGCTCATGCGCAGTGCGCTGTGACCTCTCCTCCCTATGGAGTAGGCAAGGAATATGAGAAAGCGGGCATTGAGCCTTGGTTTGAAACCATGCGCCCTGCAATAAAGAACATATGCAAGCACGCAGATGTTGTATGTTGGAACATCGGCGATTTATTTGCCACAGGGACGCAGTTCATTGAACCTACACAAATGTACAGCATTGGCATGTTCAATGACAATGGCTTCAGACCTATCTGGATACGCATATGGAAAAAGCAAGGCATGAATTTCGGCAATGCACCATACCATCTGGTTACCAATAAGCCCGTGCAG